ACGTTTATAGCTTGGCTCTTTTTCCGTGTTATTCCGCAGTCTTCCATGACTTTTCATATTTTTTGCTATATTTTTGCTATATATAGCAAAAAATTTTGGGGTTCTCAGAACATCAAATCGAACTTTATTTTAGATGTTAGTTTCTACTATTATATAGCATCTAAAAATAAACTATATACCAAAACCCTTTTAAAAGAAATTAATTAATAAATTTTGATAAATTATCAAGATTTATTTTTTGTTCATCAATTTTTCTATATAGAATTTTCCGGCCCATTAAACTAAAATAAACACGATATAAATATTCTGTTTTGTTTTTCTTAATAAACTGTAATTTAACTTTACTTAAGCTTATTCTTTCATTTAAAAATAAATTCAAATGCATTGACGGAGCATTTTTTAGAAGTTCTATTTCTCCTCCTGGACATATACCGTTATATGGTTTTCTAGCTTCTACTCCACAACCAGTCCTATGTTTCATACCCTGCGCATCAACAATCCAACCATCATAATTTAGAGGAGTTAGACTTGCGTTGCATACCGTTATTGTCCACTTTTTTAAAACAATATTATAGTTAATAACATATGATACGTTAATTCGTTTTTTACGAAGTCCAAGATACAATGCTACAATCGCTGAAAAGACTGTGCCTATTGCGCTAAACCAATCCGCTAGATTTCCCGTCTCCATCCTTTTTTCTCCTATTATGCGTTATATTTTACTTAATTAAACAAAAAGCGCCCTGCTAAGCACTCATTATAAAAAACAATTATAACAAAATAAGCCCTAGGGATCATTACAAAAAATGGTAACAATCTCTAGGGCTAAATTATTATTGACGTTGCGAGTAAACAACTGAATTAAGTTGTGATGAGTTCACTCCATTGGCAATATCAGAAGCAAATTGATTGTAACCAATACCCCAACTTGCAAGATAGCCATATGGATCAACATGTGATCCGCCAATATTTTCAGTTACCCAGTTATGTGTTTTAATACCTGGAGTACCTGCTCCACCAGCATCAAGAGTTAGTGGAATGCCATATTGCTTAGCATAGTACCGAGCAACATTGATGTAAGCAGTGTAATCCTTAATGAATTGGCTACGGTTGTATGTTCGCCCTAATTCAATTTGACATGGACTGTATGGATTAGCATTCAGAGCACCCCAAGAAACATACCCTGGTTCCCCCACTTCAAAGACTTGTCCGCCGTCACCGACAACAAATTGAGTGTAGGCTGATTGCCAGTTGTTACGTAAGTAGTTTGCATTAGCAGCAGCTCCACTTTCAGCGCCAACATCGTGCATGATGATGTAATCGTTGATTGCGGTTTGACTGCTTCCTTCCCAGCTGGCGAGGTCGTAGGTATGGTTGATTTGATTAGGATTGAATCCTGTATTCTGAACTACTGAAAGAATACCATTGTTATCTGCATGGTAAGTAACTCCGTCAACAGTAATGTCAGTGTTAGTAACTTTTAGATAAGTGCTTGGATCAAAATAATACTTGCTACCTTGCCAATCAACTAAGCCAGTCATCAGTCGGCCATCTTTGCCAACCATATACCAATCGCCCCACTGTGACTTAACGTATTCTTGCTTGTTGGCTTTGAGGTACGTTGTCGGATCGAAGTAGTAGTAACTCCCCATCCATTGTTGAACTCCGGACAGCACTTGACCATTATCACCAACCATGTACCAATCGCCCCATTGGGATTGCGCATAGTCTCGCTTGGTATGGAGGGTTCCATCTTGATTGAAGAACCAGTAAGATCCTTGCCACTGTTGAACACCAGTTAGCATCTTACCATCTTGGGTTAAATACCAGCTAGTGCCCGGATTAGCTTTAGGAAGCTGACGGTATTGTCGTCCTTTCTGCACTTTCCCGTTGTTCTCATAATAAGTGTAAGTACCATTCTGCTTCTGCCAACCAGTATTAGCAGAAGCAACACTTGCTGAACCTACTAAAAAAGCACCAGCCATTGTTGCTAGTGCCAAGCTCTTAACTTTCTTGAATGATTTATTTTTCATTAGGATTATCCTCCTTGTTAGATTGCTTAGGAATAAAACTCTTGCCGCTAAAGATAGTCTTGTCTGTGTTCAATTTAATGGAACCGTTAGAAATAGTTGTCTTTACACCATCAACTCCAGTTTCAACAGTACTGGTGGTGACTTTGCCGTTACCTTCCACAAAACCACATAAACCAAGAATGGTTAAAAGCGTGTTGATGATCGCTGCCACTTGATCCCAGTGACCATACGTAAAACCAAAAGCCATCATGACTTGTTGAATGAGCACAATTAACAGCGTAATAAAAGACGCTACAACCGTTTTATTGATCGTACCGTCTGGATTAAGGAACTTCTTTTTAATTACTACTTTAAGCTTCATTTATAATTACCTCTTTCCAAGTTTGTAATTCTCCGTTCATGATCTTTTAATTGCTCATCATGACGAATAAATTTCTTATCTCCTTGCTCCAATCGTTCATTGGCTTTAGCATATTGACGATTAGAAACCTCCATATTTCGATTCAACTTACTTAGTTCATCATAAATTGGACCAAGAATATTTTGTTCGATATTATCAATAGCTTTTTTTGAACGTTTACTTAGCCATTTAAATCCAGTAATTATTATTCCAATGATAGTTAAAATGGCTACCCAATCTTCTAATGAGTAGCCGAAAATATAGTGAATTGCTACCCAGTGCATTTACTCACCTCCATTATTGAACATTATTACTTGTCGGTGTAGTAGATGTACTTGCTGAACTTGCGCTAGTAGCCGGGTCCGCTGATGCTGGTGTACTATCTGGCGTTGTAGTTGATGAGCTTGCTGAAGTAGATGGCGAGTCAGCTGATGAAGCTGGCGTATCTGACTTAGCAGAATCACTTGTTGCCGGCTTATCACTTGCTGGAGTATCGCTCTTAGCTGGCTCATCAGATTTAGGTACGTCAGTTTTAGAATCCTGTAATGTTTTAACTTGCGATGTTAAATCGGTTACGAGCGCCGATAGCTTATCAACTTGAGTTTTTAGGTCACTTACCGTTGTTGAATTTTGCAATGCATCTAGTGTAGTAGCATTATCCTGTACCTTTTGCCGTAACTCATTAAACGAAACGATTGTGACAAATTTGCTAGGGTCCGCATCCTTACCAGCTTGACCTTCCGCAATTACCCCTGTATCAGTATTTCCAATCATCCAGTGCTTAGTTTTCGGGTCAATCGTAGGTGTTAACCCATTATTACCGTCCAGCCCTTTTGTTCCGACTCCTGGTGTACCCGGCAATCCTTGAATACCTTGCGCCCCTTGTGGCAACTGCAAGTTCAAAGTATAGGTACTTGGATCGCTTTGTAATGGTACTAAAGTAGCTGATGGTTGAGCATCTGGTAATAGCTTGGTTACCGAGCCAATCACAATCTTCGGGGTCTTTCCCGGATCACCTTTTGCACCTTTCGTCAAAGTTCCTACTTTTTGCATAACCGCATTCCAGAAGGCATTAATTGTCATTGATGGAATGTTAGTTACATCTGATACCTTCATTGAGTTTTCTTCAATCGTAAATTGAGCAAAGCCTTTTGAAGGATAAACAGCGTCTTTCTGGGTATCATTGCTCATAGCCCACAACTCAACAATATAGTTGCCAGGGGTTAATTGTTTAACGTCTTCTGTTTTAAGGATGACATTCTTATCTTGAATATACCCGGTAGCCGTAGCGGCAAAGTCCTTAGGATGTTCTAAGTCATTGTTTAAGGTACTAGCAATCTTGAACGTTAATGTCCGATTGCTAAAATCAGGTACTTTATCATCATCAAGCGCCGTAAAAGTCATTACTGCATCTGTATCACCGAACTTCCAGTCTTTCCAATTGTCAGCAATTGTTAGTGTTCGCATATGTTTCTCCTTTCTATTTTGTGCAAAATAAAAACGCCCAAAAAGGACGTCTATTATTTTCTTTTCCATGACTTCCAAATAGCCATAGTGACTGTATAACTAGTAACATAGGCACAAAGAAAAACAATAATTTTTAGTGCCATCTTTATTCCTCCCGATAGGCTTTTCCAGTAAATTCTTTGTACTGTTCCTTGGTAATTGCTCCCTCTTCGACCGCCCAGCGAATATCAGCGTATTGTTGAGCCAACATTTTGATTATTTCAACCATTCTGATCACTCTTTTCTAGTTGATTTACTTTCTGCGTTAATTGAAAAACTTGTTGCGTCAAGGCATTGATTAATTTAGCTGATCCGTCTGGTTCACTTGCTGGAACGTTGTATAGCTTTCGGTATTCATCATTACTAATGCCATGCCAGGTATTATTTGCTGGATCATAAGTAGGCTCATTCAATCCATCTGGTGGTACAGTATGCGTTGCATTGGCAATCACTGTTCCGGGCTTAATCTTGGCTAAACCAGTTAGGTGATAGCTATCGTCATATTCATAAACTGTTTGCGGCTTATTGATGGATTCATTATCCGCCAATTCATATGCTTCTAAGTTAATGTTGTCTTTACGTCCCACAAAGAGGTTATTCTTGTTATATACATAGATTGTTGCCATATTGCTCACCCCTATCTGTCAAATGCAATAATTACAAGACTAAGTCGTTCAATTTCGTGGCGCTTGCCTTTAAGACTGATATTGAGCTTCTTACTATCAATATCAAGACGTGGTAAAGCATACCCTTCAAAGTGATACATCTGTGCAATTGCCACATCAGCGTTATCAACCACCCACGGAAGATAGATTTGTGATTCATTAAAGTCTTGGTCATTGTCGACCTTAACATCACCACGTCCTAGAATTAGGTTCACATTCTGCATAATATGGAACTTAGAGAGGGCAAAGTCATTTCCGTTGTTAGCTCGTGATAGGCAGCCGCCTAACGTATAATCACGAGTCCAAGCGGAATCGGTTCTCAATACATTGGCTAACCGTCCAGTAATCGAATTAAGCTGGCTAGTTAAACCATTGAACTTGTTATCAGTATAGTTGAATAGCGCTTGGCGAGCTGGTCCTTGCAAGTTGTCAATCTCAGTAACTCCGTGGAACTTGTTCTCACCAGTAAAATTATTGTTTCCACCAAAAGTTGCCACTTGGTTAGCCGAGATTGCAGCTAATAATGCTTGAACTGCTGAACGGGCAACATCTGCTGCTCCCTCTGTTCCTGAAAGCATTGCTTTAAGCTGATTAACCCAATTGGTAACTTCTTGTTCAATTCCAACCATGTTTTCCTTAACGTAACCGTTGTAAATTTGTGAATCGCCGGTTGTCATATAATCGGCACCAGCTAAAGTAGAAAAAGCAACGTTAATCGTCGAAATAACTTGATTGTTGCTATCCTTAATCCGGAAATAGGCTTGTTGATAATCGCCGACAGCTTGATAGAACGCCCCTGGAATTGTAAAGTCTAGCATTCCTACCGCCATATTAATTGGCTTGTATGTCGCACCGGAAATCTTGACTCGACCATCATGATCAGTCCCAACTAAGTCAATTGACATACCTTGCATATTCTTTGGCCGTTGATTAGGCCCTTCAACAACCACAAATGGTACAACCCGTCCATTATCGCCTTGATGACCATTCATTGCCGGAATCATTGTCGTTCTATCCGCTGAAACGGTTGTATCCAGCACAATTCGATTATTACGGTCCTGTGCTTCAAGTAAATTCGCCATTCTCATTCCCCTTTCAATACGCTATTAACGTAACTAATTAGCGTGTTTAATTTATTCTCAATTAAATACCAGTTGTAATTAACGGTATCTTTGTAATGAGCATCAGTCGCCAAACTGTCAACACGTAGCAATCGCAATAGGCTAGTTTTAGCACCCGTTTCAGGGTCACATAACCAGTTGCTATTACATAAGCTAATCAGCTCGTTAACTTCTCGCTCTAAGTTGAAGAAACTTAATAATACATAGTTGCGAAGCGGACGAGTAAGCGCATTGTCGGGAGCGATTAATGTTGCCTGAACCTGCTTACTATCCGTTCCCATAAGGTTGTGCATTTGGCTATAAAGTTCATTAATCTTGTTGAGCGTCCGGTTAATCCCGTTACTCACATTGGTACCAATCCCAAATAAATCTGCTAAACGGTCAAGCCTCAACTCATCAACTGTTTTAACAACTGGTGGTTGAGGCTTATTTTCTGGCTTATCAGTTTTAGGTGGATTATCGTGAGGAGGGTCAATATGTGGTGGTGGACTCGGTTGAACTGTTCCGCCTGCCATTTGCTTAAACTTCTCTGCTAGCCGTTGAGCAATAGCTCGCATCGTTGCTTTCGTTGGGTGTACTCCTGTATTACCGTCACCCAGTGTTTGATTAGCATTTTCGTAGGTGATTAATGGATCTGGGCGCCAGTCGTAATATTCAAGCCCTTCTTGTTTGGCAACGTCAATTAACATGTCGTCTAACTGATTCTGGTTCCAAAAGGCATCATTGACATCATAAAGGGTCTTGCTTCCTTGTCGAAAGTCCTCAGTCGGCAATTCCAACAAGATTTTAATGTTAGGATTATTACGCTTTAACGCCTCAAAACCATTAACCGCATTCTGCTTAACAGTTGCTAAGGCTTCGGGCCAGCTGAAGTTATTAACTCCATAACTTACTAGCGCATAGTCGAACCCTGATACGTCAGTCTTATTGACCATCGCCGTAAAGCCATTTGAACTATTGTCATACTTAGTTCCGCCAATCGCTACATTGGTTACCTGCCAGCCTAAGTGTTGACCAATCAATTCAGGGATCCGTTGATTGGCTGAAACATTTTCTTTTCCGTCCCAACCAGCAAAAATTGAATCGCCAAACGCAACTAGTTTGGTCATGTTACCACCTCGTTATTGATTGTTCGGTTCAGTATTTTGGTTTTCCTTTTTGATAGCTGTATCAGCGGCGAGCTTCTGCTTAGCAATGGTAATTAAGTCCTTCATTGATAATTGCATAAAGTCCTTGCCTTCTGGTAAATCATCCGGTTTAACCCGAATTGAAGCATTGACAAATTCAGTACTATCAGCACTTTCATTATGCAAACCAACTTGCGCATAAAGGCATTTACCGGTATTAGTATCAAATTGGTAGTTAAACGAGCTTAATTGTGTTTCATTCATGGTATTTTCCTCCTAAATATTTGTACTAAAAAGGCCCACAGCTTATTTATTTTGTGGGTCTTGTTCTGTTTCTGTGGTGTTAGCGGTTTGATTTTCGGTAACTGTTTTAGGTGCTACTGATGATTGATCCTCTTTTGCTTGTTTTTGCTTTGCTAACTCATCTTGTAAATCCTTAATTTGTTTCTTTAATTGATCGTTTTCATTTTGCAACTCAATTGCTTGAGCTCGGAAACTAGCCCGATCGATCTCAGCATTTGAAAGACGAGCAGCTAATTCTCGGGCGGTTTGTACTAATAAATCATTGTTATTCATGTTGTAATTTCTCCTTTAATTCTTTGATTTCTTCTTTTTGTGTTTGCACTTGTTTATCAATTTCTTGAAAGGCGGCGATTAGGTATGACAGCTCAACACTCGGCTCACGATATTTACCGCTTTGATCAATAAATTCCCGTGGAACTGAGTATTGTGATACATCGTTCACATCATCAATGATGAAACTAGCTTGCGGATCGTAAACACCCTTAGCTACATTCCGCTTATACTCATAAAGGTATTGGTCATCTTGACGGATCTTATCTAGCGCCAGACTAGTATCAAGCTTTTTGATATTTGTCTTCTTTGATAGGGTCGAATAAGTGAGCCATCCTTGTGCTCGGCAATAATCATTGAAGTAAACATACTTCATGAAGCGAGCACCAGAATTAACATGGAAGTTTTCCCCATTGTTATTACCAGTATTGAATTCAACGGTATCAGAGTTATCAAGACGGGTAAAACCAGCATATGTCCCGTTATTAGTATTGTTTTGGAAGAATAGTGTTGGCTTAACATTCACTCCGCCATTAACAACCTGCATATGCATATTACCTTTAGTGGCAAAATTGATTTCACTGTTAGTCAAACTAATAGCATCTACCATTGAAAACCAGTTTTGAGTAGCCGTTGCCCCACCTGGATTAATATGATCAAACGCACTTATCTTAAAATACCCATTCGCAGCACCATCATACCCAACACTATAATAAGGAACTGATGAGCTATAACCGTTTGGTATTACGTTCGTTAGAAAGTCTAAGCCACTATAGCCCATACGAATTCCAGTATTACTTGCGGCACTCCCAGTAGGTTGAATATACATATAGTCATGGTCGGCTCTTATTCGCGTTCGTCCATCACCTAAGCTAACGTTATTAGTGTTAAGCCAACCAGTATTAACCTTGTCAGCACTTAAACTAGCAATTGCCGCACTCGGAATAAAAGCACGACCGGAAAATACGACTGATGAAGCATCAAGGTATAGCTTATTTGACTGAATCAACGTATTACCAGCCGTTAAATTAATCTGTGACAGCAGTTCGCCCTTTTGAACTCGTAAGTTAACTGCATCTTGTAGCTGAGTTATTTCGGTATAGGTTGCTCCTTCTTCCCAGCCGGTCCAGTAAGTACCGAACCAACGTCGATACTTATGCTTGAGTCCACTATCTTGGTAAACGTCCTGGCGAATTCGATCATTACCATTACCAGTTACGTCAACATAGACCCAGCCACCGATTGGATTATTAGCCAGGTTACGAACAAAGTAATGACCATTAGTCCGCATATTATTAATATCTGCTGAATCTAAAGTTTGCATATCGACAGCACGTTTCAAATTATCAAAATCGGCTGTGCCAACCTTAGACTGCATTAAATTCGAAAGTTGCGTGTACTTTGAGGATGTATCATTCTGGTAATTAGTAACACTTGACTGCAAGCCGTCGATTGAAGCCGTGAGTGACTGGATACGTTTGATTGAATCGGAGTGGTTGTCACTAATCTTTCGGTCAAGCTCTGTGATAGTATCGCTTAATGTCCCAGCTTTTTGATCGACTAATGATTGTACTGTACTAGTCGTTGCGTAGCCTTTACCGTCAACAATGTTGTTGACTTTAGTTTCATCAACTTTTGATTTAACCTCGCCTGCCATCACATCAAGCCGAGCGCTTAATTGTTGTGCTGTGCCTTTGATATTATCAACATCGGTTTGTTTTGCCATAAGGCTGATGAGCTTACTGTTCTCATCAATAGCAGTTGAGTTCTTCTTGATCGAAGCGATAGCATCATCAGGGTTGGGGGAATAATCAGACTCAACATTTCCCATTTCTAATTGAGGATGATGATAAGTTGTAACAAAGTTTTTTCCTTCAATCTTTCCCATATGACCCGCATACAGCCAAACACTATAACTTGTTCCATCCTTAGGAATCGTAAATGTTTTTGAATGCCGCTTGCTATCTGCCAGAAAGACAAAATTAGCATTACCGACCTCTTTGTTACTTGACGAATTCCAAATCCGCATTGAAGCTTCTTGAACATTATTAGTATTTGTTGCCGAAACTGAAAAGGTATACGTCTCACCAGGTGTTAGGTCCCAATAAATTGCTTTATTACACCAAGCAGGCCAAGGGTCAGTTGTCTTGGATTCAATGACGATATCCTTGTCACTATTGGAAAGTAAGTTTCTCCCACCAATCCTTAACCCATTAACCTTATCCTTCAACGTCTGATATTCAGTAGATGATACCTTCTGATTAATTTGATCGGCCATCGTCTTTTGTTCAGCACTAACTTGATTAACCGTTCCCTTTACATTATCTACTTCGGACTTATCAGCTTTACGCAACAACACATCTTTGGTTTGCTGCTGCTCGGTACTCAAAGAAGTTTGCTTAGATTGTAGGTCTCCTGTAATACCAGAATACTTACTATCTAAGTTATTAAGTGTCACATTAAGACTAGCCAATTGATTATCTTGACCAGTTAAAGTGTCATGCAACCCCTTAGCGTCAAGCTGAATGTTTTGGATATTCTTTTGTGCATCGCTAAGTAATAATTGCAGATTGTCTGCTTTCTGCGTGACCTTATCTAGATTACCCTTCGTATCAGCCAATTCACTCGTATGTTCGGTAGCAGTCTGCTCTACTTTGCTAAGCCGTCCATCCTGGTCTTTGAATGTCTGCTCATACTCGCTAGCAGTTAGTAATAGATTAGAGATATTATTTTGTGCGTCCTTCATTGACGCTTGTAACTTATCAGCAGAAGTTAGCAATGTGGCAATATTGCCTTGATTGTCCTTAATGTTCTGGCGTAAGCCTTTGATATCAGCCTGAATCTGATTAACATTTCCCTGTGCAGAAGCAAAATCAGCTTCAAACTGTCCTTGTTTCTGCTTAATCAGAGTGATGTCATGGCCTTGTTCCGCAGCACTTTTAGCATAAGCGTCAAGGCTAGTATCAACTTCATCTAATCGCTTTTCGACTTTATCCATCGAGTCACTTGTCGATTTAAGTTCGGCTTGAACTGCTTGGACGGCTGATTCATTGGCAGATTTTGCTTGGTTGATGCTAGTTTGAACTTCAGCAATAGTTGATTCTATTTGCGCAACATCACTAGCTGCGTTAGCCTTTAATTGCTGAATTTCCGCCGTAGCACTATCCATTGCTGACTTTGCTTCAATCACCGCTGAACTCTGTGCAACAATCGCATCACTATTGACCTTACTTGCAGCAATAGCGGACTCAGCAAACTTTACAGCCTCATCGGCTTGCTGCCGTGCTTTTTCAAGTCCTGGTAATTGATTTTTTATTTCATCTGCAACGGTATGGTCTAACAGCTCGCTAACCTCAGCTTGCTGTTTCGGTTTTAGTAATTCCCACATTCGTTCTGCATCTGGCCGACGAAAGATAATTCCTTTAGGCGAAATAACTGTATTAAAGTCATTTCCCATTGTGGAATAACCAAAACCTTTACCACCGCCAAGAACTGTATCTTGACCAATGCCAACCCAACCTTTGCTATCAGTATTTACATCAACATTGGTGTAGGTATTCCGCTCTTTACGGGTAATTGGTTGCTTATTTAGCTTCCCAGTTAGATCAATATTTAGTCCATTAATATAACCGTCAGTATCCCCAACTGTTATTGAATTATCGCCATCCTGATCAATCATTTTGTAAAAGCTAATATTTTTTACATCATCTTCATCTAAGCTAGCAAATCCCTTAACAGTGTTAACCAGTCCAACATAGTAGCCACCTTGACGTAAGTTAGAATAGATACTTTGAATTTCGTTAATGTTACCTACATCTTCAATGTTTATAAATACATAGCTTCCTTCTACAAATCCTTGATTAGATAGATTTTGCAAAAGATTTAATACGTCACTTGCTCCTGAGTAATTAACTAGAGCATGAATTTTAGCATTAGCTTTTTCCGCCAATCCAACCAACTTTTCAGTATCAATCTGATTGGCCTTGATTAATACAACTGAACTTTTATTAAGTCCATTACTATTAGCTGTTGTTAGTATCTTGATCGGTATTTGGCTTTTCAATGTTTTCTCCAAATGTTCTCACCTCCTGTCTCGTCCAAGTCTGTTTTGACCATTCTGGATTGATTATCTGTGTAGGACGATTAGCAGCATTATTGAATGATTGTTCATAATCAAGAATAGATTTTTCAACACTATTCAAAGTAATTGTAGTGTTATTTGATGACTTTCTATGCGAATACCAAGTGAACCCAACTATTGGTAACTTAGACTTATAGTTTCGTTGTTTGATTTCAAAATGAACAATATCGCCAGGGATAGGTCGTTCATTATTCATCATCGTGCAAGTAATAGACATATCTGGGTTAGGATGAAATTGTTTCAGTGCATACTCTTTCATCTGGTCTTTATCTTGAATAGAATCATTAGTAATATCATCGGGCGCAAAGAATAATCCCCAACGATCAATACTTTCCTGATCTTTTACGATAAACGGCTGAAAATAGTATTGAGTTGTATCTGTTTCAGTAGTTGTGGTTGCATCCGTTCCATCATCTCCACCAGATGCACCTTGTGAGACAATCGCTGCCATTTGATCGTTTCTCGCATACCAAGAAGGCGGGAAATAACTAACAGGCTCAATTTTGCAACTTTCTCCAGGTTCAGGTTCATAAATCATTGTATTTGCGTCTAACATTAAGCAAATATGGTGTGTACCGCCATGCGGGCCATAAAAGCCAACATCCCCTGTTTGCGGTGTTGATACTTGGTGAAAACTAGGCTCCATTGCAACAGTTTGAGCGGGAACTCTAATTCCAAAGTCTTGATAAACTTGACTTACAAAAGAAGAACAATCCATTCCCGACCATGGGTTCCCACCACGGGTACCACCAGCACCGCCATATACATAGGGAACGCCTAAATACTTTTTTGCATCATTAATAACTGCTTGTGCACCTTTACCACCTGTAATTGTTCCATTTGGTAATCCTGTATCTACAGTCGATGTATCTTGTTGCGTATAAGTGGCTCCTACACATCGCGCTTCATTAATAATCGAATTTGAATCAATATCAATTTGAATATCAGAAACATTATTCAGGTAGTCGAGACGGTGGCCACGATCCTTATAGAACTCATCATGTGAATAAATAATGATGTGTTTGGCCACCGGGAAAATAACTGCGTCAGTCCAAGTTTCAGTTATTTTAGAAATGCCTGTTTTAAGTGAAACAGCGTCAAGTGCTACTGGTTGAGGATTGAAGTTACCTTTAATCTCCCAAGTGAAGTTTAACCAGTTATTACCATTTGTATTGTTGGCATCACCAATGTAGTACTTCATTATTTGCTCGGGTCCGATTGGCGTTAAACTAGTATTTTCATCATCTTTATTATCTTGATTTGTTTGATTAGGAGCATTGCTATCAGGTGATGCTTTGTGACCTATATCGCCCCAATCGGTATTACCATCAACACTCTTTGATCGAGATAATTCAGTATAGATTTGAGAACAAGTAACTTGAATTGCCGAAGACCCTTGACTAGGCGCATCACTTACCTGTTTAATAACAAAAATCTCACCATGATCATATACCCAAGACTGATTAGTTAGCATACTGTATGCTTCTGATCCGTCATCATAAGCAGTAAAGGTAAGGGTATAGTCACCATTAACCGCGTAAGTCCACTCTACTTGATCGAACAATACCGCTTTTAGTGCTGCGCGCTTACCATGAATATCTTCAATGATTAACTTATCGCCATTCATAAGCATCACCAACCTAATACAAATAAATAAACGGAAAGCTAAATGTTATATCAACACTTGAGCATTCCGTTATTTGAAAGTTATTATTACCACGTTCAAGGGTAATCGTGCCAAAATCTGTATCATTGTTAATATTGTTATTATCAACATAACAATTAACACCATCATAAGTAATTACTCCTGATTGAGATTTGGTAATTTCTAATGACGAATTATTTGTTGTATTTGTTATCTTACACTTACTACCTGAGAATCTTATCAGAACTTTCATATCATGGTGTTGGTAATAAGGATCAATAGCAACATCGCTAGGATTATAAACTGTGAAATTCATTGAATTAAAGTGGTAATCTCCTGGGTTATTTCCTAAGTAGTTCATTCCATACCCAGTTCCATCTCCATTAAAATCCTTCACCGTATCAGAGCGAAAAATACTGAACCAATATCCAGACGGATTTTCAAAGGGGATTGTAAAAGTGGCTACGTTTGCTCCAGGACTAATCGGTGCAACATCAGCGGTCATCGGATAGGCGAAATACACTTTAGCCATATTAATAGAATGGCGAATCCTTATCAATTGTCGACTACCAAAAAGTAAATTATAGAGCTTATGCTTAGCTAACTGTAAATCCTCATAGTCCATAAAGTTTAATGAGAACTTTTCATTCATTGTTCGTTTGTCATACGCCTCTGATATAAATTGTTGACCATCAACTGCAGCTAATTGTTGGTAGTTATTAACTACTTGTGGGCTAGAACCTGAATCATCCATTCCTAGGTATGATAATCCAGTGATTTTATCAGTTAGTTTTATTTCGGGCTGGTTACCAACCTTAACGTAAATTTCTGGTTCACTCACTTATTACCATCTCCTTAAAACGAATTTAATTTCATTGACAGTCTTTGTGCTTGCAAAATATCTTGACGCTTGGGGTCGAATTTACCCTGACTATGAATTGCAGCAACTTGTTGAGTTCCTAAATTGATTAATGATTGTATGTCCTTATGTAACTGATCTAATTTCGATTCTAACGACCTGAAATTATCTTTATCGATAGATTGGTCGTCTCGTGTTGTCTGAACGCTAGGTTCTTCACCTCTAAAACGTGCAATAACCTCACCAAGTAATTGATAAGCACGAGACCTTTTATTAATATCTGTCGGAATAACATATTCTGGCTTATTCTGTTCCGCAATCCGAATGAATTGTTCAGTATCAATTCGACCACCATTCGCATATCCATGACCTTGGCCAAGAAAAGAAAGACTATCTCCATAACGTTTACGAGCATAGTTCAGTCCCGCAAGCAAGTTATCAAATCCATTCCAAATATTTCCATGGCCCGGAAGTTTATTAGCAGCGAATGTTCCTGGCTTAACTTGCATTAATCCCATCGCATGACCGTCAGCTAAACCATCAGTTCCACCCATTGCTTTAGGGTTACCGCCAGATTCCGTCTGAATTTGACGAAGTACCTTACCTACAAGACTGCCTGATAAATGCAACATTGCTAATGCCTTTACTACGTATGGCCGCCAACGTTCCACACCAGAACCACCAGGATCAGCTAATTCTTCAAATTGTTTCTTAATCCATTTTCCTGCTTGTTTAGCAATGTAAATGGGTACATTAACAACCAAATCACTAGCATACTTAATTGGTGTTGAAATGTGCACGAAGCGCTTAAATACCTCATTTAGCGCTTCTATTGGGTGTTCAATAACCTTATCAATAAACTCTCCGGCATTATCAAGCTTATCAGTAAGTCCGCTAAAAAAGTCACCTACTCCATTAGCATAACGAGGCAAGTTAAAAGCTTTTGCCAACTGGTGAGAAGCTTCTCCGTTAAGAATAGAAATTCCTTTTGGTAAGAATGCTAAGAAATTACGCTTATTAGGAAACATTCCAATTTGACCATTAGGAAGACGATACATTTCACGAAAGTGTTCACCCGGACCATCATTTACTAGTGCAAGTGAAGACCTTTTAGTGCCATCAGGATTTCCAGCAGTCCCAGTCGCATAGCTCGGAACTGAGATTGACCAGTCACCACTAATTTTGCTAGCACCAATTTTATCAAGGATCCAGTTCAAACCATTCTTAATATCATTCATTAAGGTATTAAATGGTTTTAGAACACCATTAGCTAAATCAGCCATTGCTCGCATGGCGTTCTTCTTACCAGTTGCAATTGCATCCCCAATCTGAGACATATGATCTTGCCACGATTTAAGCATCCGTCCTAGGCTACCACCAGTAAGGTCATTCAAACGATCGTACATATCCTTAAAAATTTGATGATTATTTTTTTCGCATATCTTTAGCTGTTTGACTGGTATCTTGTCCTAACCGATCCCAGTGGCCACTCACTAAGTCATGCCAAGATCTTGTATGATCTTGAATAACCCGATACATAGATTGGAATGTTTTAGGGTGCTGCCGATACATATTTCGAACAATTCTAGAAGTTGAATTATTTAAATTGTTATACCAACGATTAATATTATTCACACCTGAACGAGCGCTTGTTTCTATGTTCTTCCAACCACGTGATGCCGACTTTCGAACATTATTCCAATACTGTTGATTTTGTTTTTCATCTTGGCGTTGTTCACGTTGTCGATTACGCCAATAAGACTTCCAATTCTTGGCCAAACTATTAGTAAAGTTATGCCAGTTCTTTTCTGCCTGCTTATTAGCCTTAGCTTGCTCACGATTGGATTGTTCCTGGCTCTTGCTGATCTGTTTGAATGTATTTTTGAAAAAACTTCCTACTTTTTTCAATCCACTCTTTGCAAACTTAGCAATCCCATTAATAAATTTTCTGAATTGTTTATTAGTGTCATATAAATGCTTTAATTCAATTATTAATGCAGCAATAGCAGAAATAACTAAAATAATTACATTACTTTTCATAGCAAGATTAAGCATTTTTTGATTTAGGGCGGCAATCTTTGCAGCACTAGACAATCCTTTGTAAACAGCAATTCCTTTTCCAAAAGTCATATAAAAAGCTGTTACTAATCTTGCAGTCTTAGTAAATGCAAAAGAGGCAATCATTGTTTTAGCAAAAACTTTAACTGCTGTTTGATGCTTACTCATAAAAGCAATAGTTTTAGATAATAAACTTAACACTCCGGCTAATGCTTTACTTATACTATTAGCATAACGTTGCATAGATTTATCAGACGTAACTTGAACTAAAGCATCTTTAGCAGATTTACTCATCTTAAAGGACGACTTTTGAACATCCCCTGATAGTTTTGAAAAGCGCGATTTAAGATACATGGACATTCCCATGTAACTTGTCATCGCTTCAGATTGTCCAGTCTTATATTTCTTTCCCAAATAGTCCATGGCCTTGACAAAATCATCAGCAGTTAATTTGCCTTGCTGGGAAAGTTCTTGTAACTGTTTCATCGATTTTCCAGTTGCTTTTTGAATTGCTTCTCCAAACATCGGAAAACGATTGATCATAACATTCATATCTTCCTGACTCGCTTTACCACCAGCAACAATCTTTGCATACTGCTCACCTGCTTCTGCAATCTGAGCATTCGTCATATGCATGGTTGAACCTAAACGCACAAAGTCATTAGTCCACTGTTTAGCATGTTTAACATTGCTATCCACATGGTAAAAACTTTGAGCCATTTTATTGATTGTTTCTGCAGAGTATATTGAGTGCTGAGAAAGATCATTAATAAAATTAATTAGTTGTCTGCCATCCTGGGGTGCCTCGGTTGTCAAAGACTTCCATACAGTACGCATTGTATCTTGTTCTTTATTATATTCGCGACCCGCTTCAATTAAGCCATGCATATTGCTTGTCATAGCCATAATCGCATTAGATGCAAGATTAGATACAAAAACACCTGCGAATGATGTTTTTAATGTTTCCCTTAACGATTTAGTTTCACGATTTGTTAATTCTTCTGCATTTTTTATGCCAAGAATTTTGTTTCTAGCAGATGCAAAGAAACCAGATCCTAAAGTGTCTTTACGAATTAGTGAAGCATGCAAGTCGTCAGTTCTAGTTTTCAATTCAGAAATTTGCGATTTTGTTTTTCCAATTGACGCACTAGTTTCATCTAACCTCACTTTTTGTTTTCTGTATGCTTCACTATTCTTTCCTTGTGTTTTAGCAAGCTGATCTAACTCTTTCTTTTGAAGGTCGTACTGCTTAGAAAGAGTTTTTAATCCAATACTTAAGCCCTTAATTTCAACGTCATTTGCTTTAAGCTCTTTACCATTCGCACGCAAATTATTTGCATATGCTCGTGAAGACTCCTGGGCTCTTCGAAAACTAGTTTGTAATTCAGCTAAACCCGAAGTTTGATACTTTAATGTACTATTAGCCCGATTAACTTGTACCTCATACGAAGCTAATTGTTTACTAGCTTGAGAGATATCTTTATCTAATTTCAGCCATGTTTCTAATTGATCCTTATTAGATAAGTTCAAGCCTTCCTGACGACTTTTTAATTCAGAAATCTTAGCCTTTTGAAGTTCAATTACTTCATTTAATCCAGAAATACGCGCTTTAGCAGCTTCAGCATATTGGCCAGAATTTTTTAACGCAGTTTCATTAGCTTTCCAAGCATTCGTGGCCGCACTAATTGAACTCCGGAACGCAGATAAACTTTTAGTCGCAGCAATTGTATCAACTGATATCCGCGTCGCCATTTCATTTTCAACTTTCAATTTATCCACCTCCCATTAACATTGCTAACTTCTTATGGGCATCCCCCGTATTCATTGGTCGATCTTCCCTAGATTTAGCACTCAGTATTTTCAGCAGTTCTTCATATTCTTGGCAGTCAACTTGTGATGGTGCCATTCCGCCTTGAAACATTAGCTGCTTTTTTAGATAGTTACGATCTTCAATTTCCTGTTTCAGTGAATCTATTGATCGGAGGATTTCTCCCCTTATCCTTTTGGGCCCTTTTTCTTATTATTAACCGTCTTTTGATATGTATCTTCTGGTACACCTTTAATACGATTGCAGACATAACTTACATAACTCCCAAGTTGCTGATAATCGACACGTTCTTTGATCATATCAACTTGTTTATCACTCAGTTTTAAGACATCTTGAAGAAAGACAAAGATCTTTTTATTAACTTCTCGTTCTTTCTTTAGGGTAGCAATCATGGCTTCGCTACTGTCTAGATTTTTATCTGATTTACTAAGTTCAGCATCCAAAGAAAGCAATGTAATCATCATTTCATCTGCTTTATCGACCGCTCCTACTGTTGCATGAATATTGATTGGTTTTCCAAGACCAATTTGTTTTGTGTTAATTTTAACTGTCATATTTACCTCCATTTAGCCGCCCATTACTGTATTGTTTATTTCTATGGCGACTCATTTTTACCTAAACAGTTGGCTTATTTACATCGGACTGATTTGTATTTGTAAAACTACCAGTTCCAGTAGCTTGGATATAGCTTGCCATTGGATTATCTCCAGAATAGCCACCGAATACCTCTTTCAACATTGTCTCAAAGCCTTGCCATGCTGAATCGCCGGTATTGTAGGCTTTGAAAGATTGTTGAGAGCCTTCTTTGTTTAAGAAGACATTGTTAGGAATTGGATTCAGGCTCTGATAAGTAAAAGCAACATTACTATCGGTTTCATTCTTATTGTTTGTTCCATGATTACGTGTAGGGAGTGTCATCTCACCATTTGCAAAGGCGTCAAAGAACCAGTTTCCATCAAAATCATGCGATGCAATAAGAAGTGCAACATGCGGTTTATTGTTAGAAAGAACACGACCACCATTAATGTTCGTATAACCTACCATCTTACTTCCATCTTCATATGGCATATCCAACATGGTTAATGCAACTTGAGGCGTTGGCACCCCGTGATTAATTCGCTTAACTTTATTGTTAGCATATTGTTGTTGCCCTGCTTCTTCGAGGCCAGTGATATTAGCAGTAGTAGCCCCATCGCCATCACCGTCCCAAAGAGCAATTCCTTTCGGACCTAATCCGCCTTTTTCGGGATCAGTAATTAAAACACCTTTGTCATCTGTAATTCCAGCCATAACAAAGTCGATCCCTTTAATAGACATTCCTGCCATTTTCTCACACTCCTTTTATTACTAAGTCTTTGGCAAAATAAAAGACCTTGGTACTTTGACCAGTATCAGGATCTTTCACATGCGCTTTTGATTGTTCAACCGTCCATTTATCATGAACGAATTTCTTTGCTAATTCTATTTCCAAGTTTGTTACATCTTCTCCGCTCAATGCTTTTCGATAAAAAAGCTGCACCTCAACGCCAATTGTCCATCCCTTAAAGGTGGCATTTGCATAATAAGTAGGCTCATTAAGCCATTCAGTTATTAAACAAATTGTTTTGGCTTGATTTCCGATGATTTCTTTAGGAATCGATTCTCGATATACTTCATCGATTAACGAAAACTTATTCTTTATCAGTAATTCAGCTTGTTGTGAAGGAGATTTCATTTTTGCTGACCTCGATAGACTTTTGCTTGAGCCTCGAATACCTTATCTTTGGCATCACGCCTCGTATTATCAATAAAGTGGTCTCCACGCATCTTTACTGTTCCATCGTTTAAGAATCTAGCAATACGTGCATGATTAATGCCGCTATCTTTTGGCCCTTCAAACCCAACCAGGGAATTTCCGTTATCCACATCCCCCATATCTTTATTTTCAAAGATAATCGAATCAGCTAAGTGTTTAACCTTCCCTATCTTCCGTCCCGGCTGGTAGTGCTTCTCTTGCGTCACTTCCTTCAACTTTGAAACAAGGACTTCTGCACCAGCGGCAGTCATCCTTTTCCTAGTTTCATGATCAGGGACAGCAATTTTTTCTGCTTTTCTTCCAAATTCTTCTAGTGAAGCTGCAAAGTCCACTTTAACCAACCTTCTTTCCAGTATCCTTTAGTGTAATTAAGTCATATCTTATTGGTGAATGGCTTTCATCGCGGGAGATCGTAACAATATTATAGATAGTATTATCATCATCTATTTGAGCTTGAAGATCATCTTCAACATGATATTGGGAACGAACAGCAATCACAATCGTTCCTTCAAGTTTAGTACCAAGTAATTGATACTGTTGAGTTTGGCTTCGCTGGTAAAAAGCACAATGTAACTGCTGTCGAGTGATAAAACTTTCGTGTGATCCTTCAATTGACTCATCACTAATGGTTTCTGTCTTGCCAAATTTAACTTTATGATTCAGCCGGCTGATCGGAAGTTTCATTCTTGTCACTCTCCTCATCGTACGAATTCCTTAATCCTCGTAATTGACCAATGATACTATTAACTGTTAAATCAATGGGATAAGTTTGAGTATCAGATAAGGCTAAACGATTTTGATAATAAGTTCCTGCTAATGACATAACAGCAATATCAACTAACGACACTACTCGCGAATCATCATAAAAGCCATTAACATCTTCACCAATCGCATTATGGATAAATGACGTTGCCGCTTTGACGTATGAATTTAGTAATTGGTCATCGCTATCGTCATCAAGATAGAGCATTTCACGTACTCGTGGTACCAGCTTATCGAGGCTGGGTGTTTCATCACTCATGATGATCACTCACTTTCAATTAGGCAGTCTTACCAGAAGCTTCTGGAGTGGTTGCTTGCTGGTTGGCAACAGCCTTGAATGAAGCAGTAGCCCAAGCACCATCATCAATTACTTCAACGTCAAACCGGTCAATAACCCGCACTTTGTAAAGATCATGTTCAAATGCGCCAGCACCAATATTGGTTGAAAGCAATGACATATGTTCACGATCATAAAGCGTAATTCCTTGCTTCAAGTCACCAAAGTAAAGCGGGTGAGTGCCAGCCGCTACGTCAGGTAACCATTTGTCAGCAACTACGGTGATAGTCTTACCATCTAAACGGTACACATCTGGTTGGGTTACGTCACGTTGAAGCATATAACGTCCTTGAGCGTCCTTAACCTTAGAAAGGACATTATAACCGGATTGATTAGTAACGAAACTTGAACTGGACATAATCGCCGGATCTAACGTGTTATTTTCTAGATCTTTGATATCATCAAAGCTTGCGATAGTAGGCTTCTTAGCTGGCTTACCCATTGCTTCGATAATCTTAGCATTACGAGTAACAGTTACCTTCTTTGCTACCCAGTTTGACAACCAAGCAAGGATGTTTTCGACAGTATCCTTTAAAAGACTGTTAGTAACAGTTTGAATTGCTGCGTATCGATGAATAGCATACTTAATAAGTGTTAATTCTGGATCGTCCATATCTGGAATAGTAGCTGTTTCATCATCTAAATCGGTCATTGGTGTAATGTCACTTAGTTTTTCATATGTCCGTGTACCGGTAGTTGTAGTAACAGATTCAACATTTACCAAGTTTTGTAACGTGGCAAATTGACGAACGAGTTGATGAATAGCGTATTGAATATCGTCCGGAATAGTTAGGCCACCATTACCCGTGCCAGTCTTACCAGAAGTAACCATGTCCTTGAATTCACGAACAAATTGGTCTTTAATATCCATTTCTTTTTTGTTTAAAGGCTTCTTGTCTTCAGACTTCATAGCCTTAACTTTTTGAGCGCGTGCTTCGTCAAGCTGATCCTTAATAGCATCTCGTTGAATTTTAGCGTTATCACGTTGTTCCTTTAATTCAGCAAACTTGTCTTTAGTGAAATTGTCATCAAGAACAGCAGCATTTAACTTGTTGTTTAAATCAGATACTTCTTGACCCTTGGCAATCCAAGCATCATTTAATTCATTAATTCCCATTAATTTCATCTCCTAGTAAAATTGCCAACTTCTGATCTTTAAGACTAGGAGTTGGCTTTTCTTTGTTATTTATCGGTGTTTCCACTTCGTTTTTAGACTTGGCATCTCGTGCTTTAGCCAGAACAGTTTTGATTTTTGCGATAGCAGTAGAATTAAGAATGGGTTGGTTGCTAACAGCATTAACCACTTGGGGAGTTTTAGAACCAGCCGAAATATTATCAGCAAAGCCCTTGTCAACTGCATCTTGAGCAGTCATCCAAGTTTCATTAGCCATTAACTGTAAGATATCGTCACGATCCATTCCCGTCTTAGCTTCATAAGCGTTAACAATAGACTGGTCCATAACATCTAACATCTTAGAATCATGCGCAAAGTCATCCGCATTCCCCATAGAAATAGTAGAGGCTTTATGAATCATCATTTGACTGGTAGGACTCATGTTGATTTCATCCCCTGCCATCGCAATAACAGAAGCAGCAGAAGCAGCTAATCCTTGAATATTAACTACTACCTTACCTGAATAAGCTTTAAGCATGGTATAGATTTCGGAAGCAGCAAAGACGCTACCCCCACCGCTAGCAATATCAACTTCAATATCCTCATCGCTATTATTAAGTACATCTTCTACTTGATTAGGGCTAACACAATCATATCCAAGCCAATCATAGATATCGGCATCATCATTGCTGACAATAACGCCCTTAACGTTAATCTTGGTCATCATTATCACCTCCTTCCGTTGATTGCTTATCATCAGAAGAAACCATTTGAACGGGCTGAACTTGTACCTTTGGTTGTTCTTTTTCAGGCATATCATCTGGTAGGTATCCGACTTGTTGCAATAACCAAGCTGCTTGATTAGCACCAAGTGTCCCGTTCTTCTGTAAGTTAGCAATTGTAGAAGCGTACTCATCGCCTAATGGGTCAATTGCAGACCGCAAATCCAAAGTGATATTAGCATTAAGCTTATTATTAAGTTCTCCCGTAATTGCTTTAGCATATCGAGAAAGTGACTTAACATAGGCATTACCCATCATTTGAATTGATGATTGCTGATCACCTTGACCATTAATAATACTGTCAGAGACACCATAAACTTTAGCGATTTGAGCGCCAGTCCAATTAACTTGATTAAGTAACTGGGCAACATTGCTTTTAACTTCTAGCGGCGTATATTCTTCCAAGTCATCGAGAACGATCGGCCCATTCTTGGAGTCAGACGTTTGCTTCATAAATTTCCTTGAACGAGAAGCCTTGTCCTTATCACTGAGCAATCCTCCGTGTTTAATCGATAAAATACCCGGAGCAAGAATAGAACGTCCCAGAGCGCTTAATGTGAGCTTGTTAGACTGATCTTTAATTTGAAGTTCATTTGCTAATGCAGATAAAGGACTAATCCCAGTCTTACCGCCATTCTGCGATAGCAAACGAACGTGGATTAAATCGGACTGCGGAACTGCTTCCATAACTCCTATTTCTGGTTCATCAAAATTAATGTTGTAGATTAATCCAGAACCATCTTCTAATAAAAAAGGAGTAACTTGAGACGGTCTCAAATACTCCCATGTCATATCGGTTCCGTTTTGATTGCGCCAACGATAAGCGAAGCATTCCCCACCTAACAGCAATTGAGCAAACATCGATTGCCAAAACGAATGTGCGTTACTCGTTTGTGTTGGGGTGTTAAGAATTCCTTGTGCCCGAGGCGCGTCTGCTTTAAGTTTTCCATTTGCTAAATCAGCGCTTAACTGAAAAACAATTGAATAAATGTCAGAGTTCTTCAAAGCAGTCCGAGCGTCTACATACTTATCTGAATTATCAGGATTTAAGAAGTGCAAAATATCAGTATCATCTGTAACCGATAATCCCGGACTAACCTTTTGATTAAATAGCGGCAATAGCTTTCACCTCCTTTCTATTGAAGGCTAGCTATCTTCTCCGATAGATAACCAATAATGACCAAGCTAACCGCAATACTAAAAATGCCTGCTGTAAAGCTCAGCAGAAAAGATCCCCAGATAGCGAATGTAACCGCACTGAGGAAACAAATTACGTCAAAATAACGCCAAATAAATTTAAAAATATTAGTTATCAAGTAAACCACTGTCCTTATTTTCAAACCATGCTTTAACCTGCTCTGCCGTCATTCGATCGACTTGCTGGCTCTTATCATTAGCAATCCCAAAGTCTTCAAAGTGATACATACCTTGATAGAGTGCGTCAATGATTGCATCGACCACATCAATCTTTAGTGTGGCCTTGGCCTTATCGACCTGAATACCGATCTTATCCTCGTAAATCTCGGCATTAATCAGAGCCTTTTCCATGATCTTGTCGTCTAATCGGCTAACATTGCCTTCAACAAAGATCTTTTGTAAAAATTTTGTGGGGTCCTTTAACTCGCTAGTCCGCTGTCGAATTGATTCCAACGGAAAATCAGTATTTAAATCCATCTGTTTGATCGCCGTCGTAGCACCCCAAGCATCGTAGCCGAAGAAGATAACCTTAAGATGGTTTTCATCAACATAATTTAATAGCCAATTGTAAACTTGTTCGTCATTGATTAATCCTTGTGGGTGACTTGTAACTGTACAGTACCCTTCATCTGCTAATTGACGATAATTAATCCCATCTTGTTTTTCTTTAGCCTCGATTGACCCTGCTTTATTCCAAGGGATAAAACTATGTTGCTCAACGTGCCACTTTTGCTTACCTTTTTCATCTTGATAGGGATAAACAAATGCAATGGCTGTATTATCACTAAACATCGAATAGTCAAACCCGATATATACTTCTCGACCACGAATATCGAAGCGCGGAATAATCGCTCTTTCAATATCATCAAGTTTCAAGAAGCTATCTGCTGACTGCTGCATCCAAATATTCATTGATTTATTTTGGAAGCCTAACATATTACCAGTTAGCATATTGTTATCTCTTTCAGTTTGCAGATCTAAAACAAACCGATCACGTTTTCCTGGCATATCCATCAACGGGTTAGATTTAGACCAGGTTTCTGGCTTAAATACTTCATTTTCATCGTCTTGACACCAGTTCAAGACAAGGTAAGCATCCCCCTGTCGCAAATAATCGGCTTCCATCAGATTTTGGACTCGTTTTTCATCATTATGAAATGGTACTGATGGATTATCATAGGCAGTCGAAATCTGAATAAATTGCTTATTAGTAACATCAAGCTGTCCGGAAGTAATCTTCGAAATTTTACTATTATCTCCTACTTCCGGATCCGCAAATTCATCGCCAATTGCAGTTTTGAAGTGGAAAGAGTCATATTGCCCCGACTTGTAAGTTACTGCTAATAAGCGACTTCCGGTTTTACTCATTACAATCTGGTCTGACTGTGATGAAAGTGTCTTAGGATTAATTCCTAATTCTAGAACTAATTGACCAAATGGAGGAACTTCCATAAGGTATAGGAGCATTTGTTTGATATACCCCATCAGTTTACTAGTTTGCTTATAGTTAATAGAACTAACTAAGAAATCTTGACCAGCTTCATTAATTGCCTCAATCAAAAAGCTATAAATGGTTACGATTGACATTAGGTATGTTTTACCGTTATGCCGTGCAACAGATAAGATTGCTCGAGTGAATCGCTTATCTCCTTTACTATCACGCCATCCAACAAGCATTGCTAAAACAAATTGCTGCCATCCCATTAATTTAACTGGTTTTCGCGTTTTAATTTCCGGACAAACTGAAGCAAATTTCAAAATATTTTGAACTTCACTTATATCGTAATGATAGGGAAAATCTTTGGTATTTTGACGTTGCAGATCGCGTAAGTGTCTATAACATGCTAACTTAATTTGATATCCGGTAATATACTTGCCATCCAAAACATCAAAGCAATATTTAGTACCAGCATCCTGGTATCTTTCTCTCACATTATTAAAATCAGTTGCTTGGTATGCGCCAAGCACATCATGAGTTTGGGTTAAGTCAATTTTCACTTTCTCACTTCCTTTTTACTACTATGCAGAGTATAATAAATATAGAAACAAATGAGGTGTTATTAATGCCAACTAAACAAACTCAGTACAATAAAAAATGGGTAGATAACCACAAACAACGCGCAAAATATTTAAGCGACCGTTCTAGATCACGTTCATTCATTCGTAATCAAGCAACTTTAGATGATATCGAAGAATTTACTAAATTATTAGCAAAACGGAAAGAAGAATTACAATGACTTACGATATTAAAGCAATCAAGAAGAATGCAGAACACTTAGGAAATGCCTATTTTGATGATGAAGATAAGCTCCTTTTAATCGACCACTCTACACTGCTAAAACACAACCAATACGAAGTCATAAAATACGAGGATATTATGTATTGCTATGTTGATGAAAGCGATGGTGTACAAACATCCAATCATTCATTAGGATATGCTACGCTGGGCGCAATGGTTGGTGGCTTTTTCGGTGCAATGGTTGGTGCTGCTGCCGGCAAACAACAGCGGAAGGTTATTACTGGAATACAGGTTCAAGTAATGACGACTGATCAAAAAGAACACTACATTGATTGTGTAAAGCTTCCAGATTCTAAGTTAAACGACATTCATTATTCTACTGGGCAAGCTGTCGGAAGTAAGGTTGAAGAAATCATTCAAAATAATTTGTAGCAAAAAAGCAGTAATCCAGCGACTACTGCTTTTTATTGTTACTGAAAAATTCTTGAATACTCTTAGTAGTTGATCCTTCTTCTTTTTTACTTTGAACAGTTTTGAATAATTCTGCTCTTGATTTTGGTGATAAGCCTAACTGAATGCCAATTGTATTAAGCATTTGAGTAGCATCTTTTAACCTACCAACTGCAGGATTCTTTTTCCAGCCAACAAAATCCTTGCCAATTACTTTTCCTGTTTGAACATCCTGTAAGGAACGATATATTTTTTGCTGCGCTCCTTCTTTTTGCAAAGTATCATAAGCATTTCGATATTCTTGGTATTGAACGCAATATTGTTCAACCAGCATTGAGTCAATTCGTTGAACTCTATTAGTTGCTTCTAAAAAGGGCACTACTTTTCGCCAACATGTCTTTGCAATTGGTGTTAAATACTTAGGTGGACTATATGATAAATGACCGTTATTTTGCTGGTAGAATGCATGTTTTACCATTATTTTTCACCTCTTTTGCTACAATTCTGCGTCCTAATGAATTGCTTTTGACCCCCCTAAGCAAAAATTTGAAAATTATTGCGCATCACAAGAAAATTGTTCTGTGTGCTGCTCTCCTCACCTGACCGTACCCGGGGGGATGTTTTATTTTTGGTGCATCAATAGAACGATTTTAGAAATTTCTGATATTTCTGGAACATTTTTCATTTCCATTCCTTGACCAGTTCCATAATATTCTTGCTCCCATTTTGTTTTTAAGCGGTGGCATTTATTACAGATGGTAGCTAAGTTGCTACTACTAGCCATCAGCTTATGATCAAACGCAATAGGAATGATATGATCAACTGTTTTACTATTTGGTGTAAGCTTACCGATAGCCTTACAATATTGACATAAGTAATGGTCATGGTTTAACACCGATTGTCTTAAGTCAACCCATTGCTTACTTCGATAGAACTTGTATTGTTCACTTCTATTATCATTACGATTACGAGTAATAATGTTGTAGTGATGGTTATACTGTTTTTCTTTATGCTGATACTGTTCACTATGTTTACGTGCCCATCGCTGTCTATTGGCAAGGTACTCTGCTTCATGTTCAAAGTGCTTAGGACAATAATGATTAGGGAACTGAACCATTGCATGACAGTTAGGTTGTCTACATCTTCTATACCTTGGCATTGGTAACATCCCCTTTCTAGTCTTATGTATGAAGGCAAAATAAAAGACGGTAGCCATTTGCTATCGCCTTAATCATTTAATCTTTTATGTATTAGTTCGTCTAATTCTTTCAAGTCGTCATCAGTAGCTAAATCACGGATAAACTTACGAGCATATGAACGGTAACGATATATCCGGTTCTTATCCTTGTTCTTATCGTCCCACTTTTTCTTGGCCCTTTGTTGTGCTTCACTAACCATAATATCGACCTTCTAACATTAATATGGTATACTGTATATGCAAAAGGACAAGAGCTGCTACCTCTCGTCCCTTTGCGATCCGGAAAAACGAGTTTGCTGGCTAACCGCTATTTGCGATTAGCTTTTTTTATTATCGCATATGCAATTGCAAAGTTGATACTTGCAACTGATATTGCTACGAGAGCATTAACGATAACTGCATCCTCATGTTTCCAGATAAACTCTTTCATCCATTGAACTCGCCTCCATCCGGATAGAAAGGCTGTCGCCGGATCGCTGTAGCTTATTGATAAGGTCGCGACTCCCTATCTCATCTACATCTGTCATTATACCTTATTAACATATAAAGAACAATAGAAAATAAAATCTTTTTGAATATAAATTTAGCCGACAAGCGTCGCCCTGTCGGCTTTTTTTGCTAATCGTTTTCTCGTTCGTTCAGCATGAGCTAACATATGTAATTCGGCTCCACTGTTGGTAAAGCCCCAATTTTTCGTTGTTCTCATAATTGTTACTGCCTCATATAATTAATAAACTTCATCTAATACTGGATAAAGATAAGCAATTCCCAGAATTTCAATCAAAATCAAAAGCACTACAACTAAAATTACCTTCTTTTTTCCACCATGCAGATTGTAATTTAGGTAATCTTTGTAGTGCTCACTTGATATTTTAATTTGCTTCCCGCTGATCGGTGCTAATGTTCCTCGATTTGTATTGGCAATAAATGATCCTGTGATCGATACCGGAATAACTTCATACTTGTATCTTGTGCCACTATCAAGATAGTGATAGTAGCCACTTAATCCGTTATTATTGTTCACTAACTTCTCAGCGTCAGCATGAGCAAAGTAGCTATTAATATCGAAGTTGGATGTCTTATACTTTCGCCCAAATATTTCAAGCCGTCGCGAGTATTTAGAATCAGTTCCTTGATCATCCCACGTCCAATATGTACGTGTAGTGGTTCGGCCCTTACTATCTGTGGTCGTTTCAGTATGCATCGTATACACTTCCAGCGTTCTTTTAACAGCAAAAAATTTTTGTTTGGATTTCATCTCGTGAAACCGAACCGGATCAGCAGCAGTTAGTTTTGTATTGGTAACAACATTTCCCTGGTGAGAATCAATTATGTAGTTAAATCGGTCTTTATCGGTTGTTTTTAACGCAGTTCGATAGAGGCTTACATGTTGTTTTTCGTGATTATTAAGCGTTGTCCCAATCCAAATATCGACTAAAACACCAAATATGATTGTAGTGATTAAAATTAAGTATTTATTACGTTTACTCATTCAATCGCCTACTTAAAAAGATTAGTCGCCTTAGCATTATCAACATCATAATGTAATGGTTCGTAGGTCTTAGTACTATTTCCTATTATGTTAAGGATTTGATGATTAGGGAACCGGTGTACATAAATGTTGTAATTTTGCACCTCGTCATTATAGTTTTCACGATAATTAGCTAAGCGATTTTCAGTAATGCTGAATTCCAACATAGCTTGTTTATAGTTGCTTTGTGATTTCAATTGTGGGTAACGTTCAACTACAGCATTAAGCGACTGGCTTGCTTGATTAATCTTTCCTTGATTAGCCTTTGAGCGAGCATCTGTGATCTTTTCTTGTGTTGAGCTTTCGTACTTGTTATAGCTTTGAACGGCATCAACCATATTTTTAAAAAGATCAACACGGCGTTCTTCTTCTTTTGATATATTCGCTTTAGCCGTCTGCACTTTCTGTTGTCGTTTAATTTGACCATTGCTAATAGATACAGCAATTGAGAAAAAGATAATCAATACAGCAAATGTTGAGCTAAGCCATATAATAATTTTCGATTTTTTATCCATTTTAATCCTCCAAATAAAAAAGCCAGCCGTTAAGCTGACTTTATAGTTAATTGTTGTCATCAGAAGCAATCGAAGGGTATTCATAATTAAGTTTTAAAATCATTTCACAGAATTTAATAATTCTTTGGGCTTCTTCTTTTGAATTAATTATGATTTCGTGATTTGCTTGATTTCCAAATTGTCTAATTTGGTCAATCCACTGTTCACTTCTTGCTCCCGCATAATGATTCTCGTTTAAATAATTTACGTATTGAATAAACTTAAGTCCGTCATCAGCACCTAAATCAGTTGCAATATGCATTAATAATTTTCGGCATAATAAAACAACACCAGTATATGCACCAGCTGCAAATGAGCTACGTGCTTCTTCATATACATTATTCACTTCATCTGGAACGTTTTTTACAGAAGAACCAAAACGATTTCCTGGAATTTGAATATCTTTATAGATAAACGTAGGCATATGGCAATGAGTGCAAAGATACACACCATAGGGTTTATTATTATAAGCCGTAACACCATTTCTAATTCTCAGTGGCATCCCTCGATTACTGGATATTTCATGCCCACAATATCCACAAACATAACTACATTCCATAATTTGCTCACTGCCCCACGTATTATTAGGATTATCTTCATATAAGTTTTTTATCATTTTATTTTCACCTCATATATATAATACAAAAGGCCAGCCACTTAGACTAGCCTGAGGCAAAAAGTAAAATGATCGTAGTTTAACGTCATCTCGGACAATAGCTAAGGGACAGATTCGAACTGTACTTTTGCCACACAAGACTGAGTAATGTGTGCCCACCGTGGATCTTAGCTAGCAATGTGACTCGTAAGCACTGCTATATCACGATATTAAATGTACGGACGAAGATAGCGGCCACCTTAATGACCTCCTTTCTTCTTAATCATCGTGATAACGCGAACACTGAGAATTGAACTCAGCAGGTAGCGAACGGGATTTATTCGCACTTACGCCCCTCTCACCTGTTCCAAATGTTCGCATAATCAGGACCATACAATCACCGCACCCGGTCGTAGTTTTCCGCCTACTCCTGTAACGATATTGTTGTCCATTCATACGGTAATCCTTTAGCCGCTGAGTTAGATTACGTACTCTTCTGCTGATTACAGCACGGTTGCTACGAGACTATCAGAGTAGCATGTAAATTTAATGATCTAAAGGAGATCTTCCAAAACGCACAAACCAAATTTAATCGTTACCGTAAATTTATTTTGAAGTTAGTTAATGATAGTCTCAACGTGGATTATGGGGCTCAGACCCATCAGTCAGTCAAACATCTGATCCACACTCAAGCTTAACAAGAGATCCCGTGTGGTATTAAGCATAGAAATCTCTTTCCTTAAAGCCAGAATCCTAAATTTGAGTAGTTAAAGGCTTGCTCAGGCACAATTGGGGGTCACAAGGCTACATCGCTAACCTTCCGACAATATCATTTTCGCACTTAAAAACGGGCTTGAAGTTCACTAATAGTTCACTGTTTGTTCACTCGTTGTTCACTTTTTTCGTCCTCATATGCATGAAGATCTTCTAGTAAGTCAGCATCCCCGAGCAAACTAGTATATCTCTCCAGTGTATCCGCAAACTCACTACAAGCAATTTTTAAGTAATGATAGTAGCGCGTTTTTTCATAACCAATTTGATTAGCTACTTCCCAATCTTTTTTATTCTGAATAAACTTAGCAATTAATATTCGCCTACTTCTAAGACTACATGCGTTGAGTGCTTGAGCGATTGTCTCAATCAAGAGATGGTAATTAGCAACTTTAACCATTTGATTTTCCATTGAATTACCAGCAGCACTTGCTCTTGGCATTCCGTCAATTTGTGGGGATGTTAGCTTAATTCCTCCACCTGCTAAGCGACATAAGCGTGCATATTCGTCCTTAAAGAAATAGCGAACATTATCAGTAGTTCCGTCAACATCTAATTCTTTCAAAAGCCCCACTTTTAGCACTCTCCCCGTTTTGATATAATATTTATGTTTGATAATTTGAAGGAGCGTGCCACAGTGGTGCGCTTTTTTATTTACAGCACGCTAATTATCCAGTGCCATAAAAAGATATTGGCTGAAATCAAGCCGCCTAGTATTATTCCGCAAATACAGGCACAGAATAAAAGGACAACTACACTGATTAATCCACCAAATGCTTCTTTAACTTTATTTGTCATTATTTCCCTCACGTTTAACCTTATTATTCTCTCGCCGCTGTCGCTTTTTGCGCCGGCGGTTTTTACTTTTACTTTTTGATTTGGTCATGCTTTTGAACCTCTCTCGGTATGATTACAGCTCTGGGATGATTGGCTGCGTATCGTTGCGCATCATGTAGTTCTTCAAAGACATGAATTAATTCGAGCTTACCATAGTCATCCAACTTCATATCTTTAACAACATAGACAATCCCATAATCAGCTTGTTTGTTAAATTCATCCCTGGCAATTGATTTAATTGCTGTTACCTGTGCCTCGTTAAATAGTATTCTGCTAGTAGCTTTTATCCCACTCCCTGATTCGGAATAAACTACATCGCCATTGTATCTAATCATTAGTCGTACCCCGCATATAAATAATTCTTGCATCCAAGTTTTCCAAATAAGTTTGCATTGACCTTAGCTGAGCATTTAGTAGTGTTAATTCCAATGGGGATGAAAGCTTAGGCCCATCTTTAACAATAAATTGAGCTAACCGGTCTATTTTGCCTAACAGATCCTTTCGCTCCTTTGACAATTGCTGAAGTACTTTTCGTTTACTTGTCATTGTATTTCCTCACCTGATTAGTTCGCCGTTCCTCAAAGTTTGCTTGTTTTATCGATAGGACAGTCCCTAAGATAAAACCAACAGTAAAAATCAAGACGGCGCCGATAATTAATAGTTCTGTCATTTACTTCATCCCCTCTTCTGATTTTCCTCAATTTTTCTCAATTCCCAATAAAGTGAAGAATTAGCTAACCAGTGTTTTTTGCCACGATACTTTGTCCCCTTGTAGAAGGGTAGCTCAAATTTTCTTGCCAGGTCTTTCATCATTAAGTGATTAATCCAATACATTTTTTCTCTCATCGCTCTTCATTAATTTTTGATACTCAACAAGGATTTTATGTAAAGTTCGTCGATTAATCTTCATGGTTTACTTCCTCATTCATCAATTGCAACTAGTTTAGCCATATCATCGTAGTTAATTCTGAAACGCTCTAAGTGACCAAGATTAAATCGAGTAACAATAATCTCGTCACCATAAAGAGATTGATTAATGATCTCTCTGGTAGTTTCTCGTACTGATAATTTAAGACCGTTATGAAAAATTATTCGTGTCCGCATTATGCAATCACTGGATACTTAATCTCGCCAAACGTTTCTTGCTCTAGCTGCTGAATATACTTCTTAATATTATTCTTTGCTTCTACTTGCCATTGGTTATTATCAGCCATGAATAATGCTGATTGCATCCCCTCACGCATCCGGAAGATAAACTTACTTGCTGGCTGATCAACTTCCTGGAATGTCCGGAAAGGAATTAACTTAACAGGATTAGGAACTTTCACTTCATCAACGCTAGCAACACCAGAATTAATCTGAACACTTTGGCTTACACCGTCATCGGTTTGTTGGTGAATGCTTTCATCACGAAGATTGCTGACAACTTTCAGAATGATATTTCGGTCGTCATTCTCCTCGAAATGTGACTGCAGCATAATGATCATGCTTTCCTGATCTAAGTAACTTTCTAAGTTAAGACTATCAACCACTGCCCGAACCTCAGCAAAACAAGGACGTTGACCACCCTTAGCTAAGTTTCCAATTACCTCAACCTTAGTCGGACTAACCACATGGATTTTTAGTGCATCGTTAATTGACGATCCTTCACTTTCCAACCACTCAATTAAGCTAGTTAATTGGTTCAGCTGGAGGGGATGAGCAATGATCGGATCATTAAGTAAAGCTGCATCCCCATCATGATCAAGAAGATACTGCCGGCCGTTTAAGCCTGTAATGAGCTGATTGCCATTAGCATCATTTATGAGTTGTTCAAATTGGGTTAATTCACTGTTAATCTTAGTTTCCATAAGTTAGTTCTCCTTCTTTTGCAAATCAATAACCTTACGTTTCTCTTCTTTCTCCACTTCTTCTACTGGTTCGCCAGTGTCTGTCTTAGCCTTACCATCATCTGGATCGATGTAAGTTTGACCTTTAACTCCTGACTTCAACTCGTTAACGTGAACCTTGCCGTTAATATCACGACCTAAAAGCATAGTAGTTGGTACTCCTACTTCTGGAGCAAGGGTAGTTTTAACTTCAACGGTGACATCTGAGGCATCCCGCTTTTCATTAGGAGCTAACGTGATATTAAGTTGTACTTTCCGTTTTTTAGTTGGATCTGTATTGGGATCAAGGATATTATCTGCTACCTGTTGTAATGCACGGTTAAGCTTAACTTGCACACCACCATCTGCAATTTCCGATAAATCAAAATTAATAGCTTTCTTCTTACTCATAACACTCGATCTCCTTTACAATGCACGGCGTTGAAGCTTAATAAATGGCAATTTACCCATTACATCAATCGTTTCATCATAGGTAAATGCCTTAGCTTCTGAACGTTCTTGTGTGACTGAAAAATTAATATTTACACCTTGGTATTGAGTATTAACTCCAGGGACTTCTTTTAGGTAACGTGGGGATGTTGCATAGCTGCCACCCACTTCTAGGCAATACATTGGTTTATCTCGTTCATCTAATTCAGTTAAGGAATACTCCATCACAACCTTAGCAATCCTTTTTTGAACCGACTTAGATAATTGAGGACGGCCATACATCTGAAAACGACCAACTCTTATTTGACTTACTCTTGCTACTTCGTAATAGTCAATCATTACCATCAGTGCGTCTTCGATCTTACTTTGTTTCAAATTCAAGCCAAATTCAGCCATTTTATTTCTAAATTCTGATGTTTCCATTTTCTTATTTCTCCTCGCTTACCTTTTTTCTAAATTTAAGTATTTCTTGTAGCCGCCAATCATCAGCCGGCAAAAGTTCTTCTGCTCTCAGCCGACTGTATTTCCAAAATTTTCCATCAAATGTGTGGTAGTTTTCTAGTTCATCGAGGGCATCACTTAATTTGTCTGTTATGAAATCAGTCAAACTTATCAACCCATTCGGAAATGTTATAAAGTTCTCTTAATTCAGCAGTGTGGGGCGTTTTGATAACTTCACTAAACGCTAGAAAGTCACTTGTATCATTACGAATAAAATAAACATCCTTTGCCTTCCTGCTTAACGAATCACATTGGATTGCTACTCCATTCATCCCTCTAATTGCCATATTGAATAACAAGAAAGGAATTGCTCTATCGGACATTTCTTCTACCTGATACCAATAAGATCTAGGGTCATAAGTAAAGATTGACAAGAATTTTAAGTTGGGATCAGCGTGTAATGGATTACCAACCCGATCATTTGTACAATCATCCCACCAGCGCTTGATTAAAATTCCACCTGTCCCTGCAGCTACCTCGAAATAGTGGCCGTTAGATTTATCGCTATCAACTAAGCTATTAAGCAAGGTCGCAATGCTATCAGGGGTAAAATCCTGCTTCTTGCTTTTCCGTTCAGCCTGTTCGTCTTCAAAATATTCATGAAACCAGTCAAACTTTAAGTCAGTAGAAACTGCTAGGAATTTCTTAAAGACTTCTGGACGTTTCTGATCATCAAGCATTAGCTGCAGCATTCTTTCTGGAGCCTTATATGACTCGTCAATTCCTAACAGCTTATTAACGGTCTTTGTGTCAAACTGCATTCTTCCACCTCAAATCCCTGTCATTACAGACATAATCTTGTTGTTATCCTCGTTTGCTAGCTTATCTAGCAGGTGGATATAGACACGTTGGGTTGTTTCTGTATTGCCGTGGCCTAACCGTTTAGCAACACTTTGAATTGAAACACGGTTAGCAATTAGCAGGGATGCATGAGTATGACGCAAACCATGAACTGAAATTGGTGGTACTCCCGCCTGGTCACACATTTCCTTTAACTCTTTATTAAACACTGAATTATAAATGTGATTACCACCTCGGGTATTAGTACGAGAGTCACTAGCATACCAATGAGCCCAGATTGACTCATCTTCTTTTACTCCATCCAGGTGGCGTTGTAGGTCAGTTAATGCCTTAAAATCAATTAGGATTTGCCTAACAGAATACTTGTTCTTAGTCGGCATAAAGTCCCCAGGTTTAACTTGAGAGTAATCTATTTTCTTGTAGTTCAGTGTCTTATTGACGTAAATAGACATGTTATTCATATCAACATCAGCTGGAGTAAGGCCAAGAACCTCAGCAAATCGCAAGCCAGTACGTAACGTAAAATCAAAGAAGTCACCATATCCGCTTTGATCAGCATTAAAGACTTGTTCAAGTTTATGAACTTCATCAATTTCTAGCCATTTCTTAAGTTTCTTTTTTTTCTTAACTTGAGAGGTAATACGGATCTTGTAGCATGGGTCACGAGAAATCCACCCCTCATAGACCGCATCTCTGATTGGCGCTTCTAGTAAACGATAGAAATTACGAACAGTTACTTTTTCATGCGTTTGTCCATAAGCATTGATGAGCTTTTGTATATCAGCTCGGGTTATTTTATCTAGCATTAAGTCTGGAGCAAGTTTCTTAATTTGTTTACCTGTCAAAATATATCTTTGGTAAGTGACATCACGGACATCCCCGTATTTGTAAGTCTCATACCATTCTTTGTAATATTTCCAGAACTTAATAGCTCTCTTTTTTCCAACTTGTACCATCGATGCTTATTCCCCCAGATGATAAACAGGAATCTTAGGCTTAGCACCAGTAACAACAACTGACTTACCGTTATAAACATCATTATCATGTTGAACAGCCGCAAGATTAGTTAATCCCTGTTGCTGATAACGATTTAAGATCGAACGTAAGTATGCAAATGTTGGACGATCAGCATTCTCAAACATGGAAGTGATGGCAAATGCTACCACGTCACCACCAAGTTCATTCACGAACGCTTTTAATTCGTTTTGTGATTTTGGGGATTCGAGCTTTTTATAATATGAATTAAGAGTAGTACTAGTAGTAGTATTTAAATTATCTTTACTCTTACTTAACTTAACTCTATCCTTACCTAACCTAACCTGAGGATCCATTTCGGTTCCATTCTGGTTCCAATTTGGTTCCATGGGGTTAAATCCTTGTCCCTGTTGAGGTTGAGAGCTTTCACTTGAAATTTGATTTTTATTTTTGGAACCACTTTGGATACATTTTGGTTCCATTTTGTCTCCATCTTGGATACATTCTGGAGACATTTCGGTTCCAACTTGGTTCCGTTCTGGTTCCAAATCGGATACAAATTGGTACCGTTTATTCTTATCAAGGCCAATTAATTTCATGTCGTCGGTATAAATTGTCGGCGTGTATCGGTCCTTTTTGACATAGTTAGAAACTAACCAATCTTTAATGACGACTACACCATCCTCAAAGACAATCAAATAGTCTTTTTCAACCAACGCCTTTAAATCGTCCTCACTAGCACCGATCATGCGCTTAATTGACTTAGGATTGCCAACAAAACCGTCATCATCGGCATTCATCCCCAAATGGAAGTAAAGTGATTGAGCAGTAAGCCCCATATCAAGGAACTTATCTGTCTCAGTAACCTTCTGACTAAACATTCTGCGCTGTGCCATTGTGTAACCCCCTAGTTGTCCTGGTAAATCTGCTTAACTAATTCATCGAAGTTTTGAGATTCGCTTAGCCGCTTAAGGTGGTAAGCAATATCTTCTGCTAACTTCAGATGATGGCTGTACGTTTCTGCATGCTTAAATTGATCACATAAATTACAAATAAAAATAGCTTGATCAATTACATCATTCGCAAGTTTTTCAACTTCTGCTGCAGTATCTTTTTCTGACATATGTTATAATCTCCTTGTAGATTTCTTATCCAGTTATTGGATTTTGCCATCGGTGTTCCCAGCGCCGGTGGCTTTTTTATTGCAATCCCATAGCATTAGCAGATAGAAGAATAACAGGAAAATTGCTCCTCCATAGTCACCAACGCCTGCACAATAGGCAATCCAAGCCCCCATAAGCATGGCAAGAAATTTGGAATTAACAATTCTTTTTAATGTCATTTGATTACCCTCCTTGTGTTTTTTGATACTTTAAATTTAAGGATTATTTTCAGTTATGAAATCTATTGCAGCTGTATCACTAAAATAAATTGTCATTTCTATGCTCCTCTTCTTATTCGTCCTACCTTTTCTTGGTGATACTTTGATGCTTTGTTTTCTAAGAAAGCAACCCATTCATTTTCATGTATCCAATACGTATGGCCTGTTATTCTAATAATCGCTCCACTAAATCTTTCATTAAGTTCACACTCTGCCACAAGCGCATTTAATGCACTTTTTTTTAAATCATACTTTGCCATTATTTCTTCTTTAGTCTTTATATCATCACATTTCAATCTCTCATCCCTCCTTCATACCAGCGTAAACAACAAACTTTTATAAACTATAATCATTACTTCGAGATATCTCTTCTATTTGCTATACTTAACTCATCCCTATATACGAGGAGGTGAACTTATTGAAAAGATGGAGCATCACTGAAGTAATCGCCGTCTGTGCGATTGCATCGCCTGTTCTAGTCACCTTTATCAACGTCATATTCAAATCTCATTCAGAAAAGATCAATCATCGATTGGCAGCCTTGAACGCATCCATCAAGAGCAAACAAAATGCTTTAAATCAAATAAGTAAGGCTTACAGTATCTTCGTGATTGAAGGTCATAACAATGATAAAAAGGCCCTTGAAAATTTTTTTGCTGAAATTGAAACAAGTATGGCGTTTATTGACCCTAAAGATTGTAAAATACTCCATGACCTTGAGCTATCTGTACGCCAAAATAGCTACCTTAGACATGAGAAAGATTTCTACAATGCCAGGGATGCAATCCTCAAATCGATTACATCTGACAAGGTGAAAATCTATAAGTTAACAACTTCAAAGATCTATAGGACCTATTCCTTTAGTAAGAAAGTCGTTATCCGTGTATGGACTTGGCTAACTTCAAAAGATATAAGATCCAGAACACATAGGGAATATAGAGAACCCAAACAATAGGAAACTCAATGCCTATTGTTGAGAAGAAGATAGTTGCTAAAATTCCCAAAATAATCATTAATAAAAGTGGATCCATGTTTTTACCTCTCATTACACTCAAAACACTCAAATAAATAATCGGATAGATCAACTGGCTGATAAGCTTCATCTAAAATGAAATCGATCAATTTTGATAGTCCTACTGCCAACACCAATAGCAGTAGGACTTTTTTATTTTTCTCTACCATTCCTCATCTCTCCTCCATACCAGCATAAGCAGCGAACTTCTTCCGCCACTCATCTGCTTTGGGACCATGTTGATGATTTTCAATTACTGTTCCTACATAAACTCGACTTAAACCAAATTTTTCAGCAATTGCTTTTTGCGATGATGGCTCTAAGCCAAGTTCTCTATTACGCATAAGTTGTACTTTTAGTCTTTCTTTGTAAGAAAGCTTACTCATAGCTTCACCTACTTTCTAATTTTTATTGTTAAAATCTACCAATGGTGGTAGACTATGTGTATAAAAATAAGCTAACAAATTAGCTTAATAGTTAGATATAAAGTGTTGAAAACATTATCAATTAAGGTTTTGACTTTGCTAATTCATTAACTTACAATGTAAAGTATATTGCCTTATTTGGTAGATGTCAACATATTTTTCTACCTTTTTAGATAGAGAACTATTAGTTTAAGGGAAGATTAATATTATGGCTGAAATTACAGTATTTGACAGAATTAAGAGGCTAGCTGATAAACAAGGTAAGTCTATTGTGGACGTAGAAGCTGACCTCGGCTTTAGTAAAAACTATCTTTATAAATGGAAAAAATCAGTTCCATCATCAGATAAACTTGCAAAAGTAGCTGATTATTTCAATGTCTCAACTGACTACCTTTTAGGGCGAGATACAAAAGAAACAAAAACAGCCGACCTTGCAGACGAAGATACTGTCTTCACCTACGAAGGCCGGCAAATTCCACCAGAAGATCTGGAATACATGAAACGGTTATTGCGTGGTGGTAAGTAATGTTGTATCAACAAGCTGAAGAAGTTTGCGATTATCTATTAGAAAAAGCTAGAGAATATAAAATTGACGTTGTATGGGATCACTTTTCTCCCTATACTCCACCCGGTAGTAGTTACAAATATCGGCGTGTAGTAATGAATCTTGATTGGCATAGGCCTGAAGAAATTGTATTCCAATTTGCTCATGAACTAGCTCATGTCATTCATGGAGATGTTGGGGATGTGGTGTTTTACCATGCCAGTTTTACTGGTAAAGAATCAGTAGAGTATAAGGCAAATGTTGGTGCTATCAAACTTCTAGTCCCATTCTACTGCCAGGATACGGATATTCAATGTGCTAATAGCGCAAACTTTATGCAAGCTTTCCATGTCCCTCGCTATCTTTCTGATGTAGTAAGGGACAAAATTTGGGAATATTATGTGAAATAA